TGGGTTGATTGGAAGTGGGGCGAGATAATGCAAAAAGAGTGTGAAGAGTTCGCGAGAGATGATAGTCACAAACACGATGACATAATTGACAACATCTGTATGGCAATCCGCAAAGGACTCTCAGCAGGTGAGGCAAGCGTTTATGATAATATTTAAAATTTTACTTGTAAAAAAAAGAAAAACCATTTAACATAAAGAAAAGATTCCCAGCCAAACCTTTAATAAAGGATGTGTCCGTGACAAGAAAACGTAAACATAAAAATAGACCTACAGACATCACTCCTAAAGAACAGCCACCAGAAAAAATACTTAACTCAGCAGACCAAGCAGCAAATATGCCAACCGAGGAAGAATACAGAATAATTACAAATTCATTGACAGGACTTTTATCCGGTTTGTCTTTTGGTGTCCCAGGACACGGATCGCAAATAGATCAGGTCGATACGCTTTTTAAGAATAACCGATGGTATATGATCTCAAACATGAGACAAATTTTATCGGAGCTTTATGTCGAGCATGGAATCATACAAACGCTCGTTGACCAGCCAGTAGATGACGGTTTCAGAAAAGGCGTTACAATAAACTCCGGTCAGCTTGATGAAGATGAGATCCATGAACTCCAAGTTTATGTCGAGAACAACAATCTGCTCAACATCATAGCTCAGGGAATGAAGTGGGCTAGACTTTACGGTGGAGGTGGTGTTCTTCTTATCACAGGACAAAACCCTCAAGAACCACTTAAAGAATTAAAAAAGGGAGATACATTCGAACTCAAATCCGTTGACATGTGGGAACTGTTTTTTAACAAGCAAAACGTGGCCGGCGGGTATGATGATATAACTCCATTTTTCAAAGGAAAAGATACGCAGTTTAACTATTACGGACACAACGTAAACGCAAGCAGGGTTTTGATCGCACAAGGAAAAGAAGCGCCCAGCTTTGTAAGACCGAGACTTCGCGGATGGGGAATGAGCGAAGTAGAACGCATGGTCAGATCGTTTAATTCATACCTTAAGAACAGCGAAGTAATATTTGAGCTTCTTGATGAGGCCAAGATCGATGTCTACAAATATCAAGGATTCAATTCTGCAATAGCCTCCAGAGAAGGAACAACAAAGATTCAGCAACAAGCTCAGACAGCTAATCAACTTAAGTCATTCTTAAACGCTATTGTAATGGATAAGGATGATGAATATGAGCAGAAAGTCGTCCGATTTTCTGGACTTGGAGAAATGCTAACACAGATCAGGCAAGGGATCGCAAGCGATCTCAAGATGCCGATTACAAAACTGTTCGGAGTCTCATCCGCAGGATTCAGTTCTGGGGAAGACGACATCGAAAACTATAACTCAATGATCGAAAGCGAAATCAGGCAGAAGGCCAAGCCAATTATAATATCCGTGTTGAAAATAGCCTGCCAAGCCTTGTTTGGGCTAGATCCAAAGGATATGACCATTGAGTTCCCGCCACTAAGGGTTTTATCAGCCGAGCAAGAGGAGAATGTCAAAGCCAAAAAACAAAACAGATTCTCCACGCAATACGCAGAAGGAATGTATACGGATCAAGAATATGCAGAAGTTTTAAAGAAAAATGAACTGACTGACATGGACACAGAAGTCCTTCTAGGAAAAAGAGAAGCGAAAGTCCCAGAGTCTCCGGCATCCTTTGAAACACCGACTGATTCACTATCAACCCAAATAAAAGTCTCAACATAACATGAAAAAATTTTTAAACCCGATACTAGACAAGAACGAGTATTACGCGGGAGTCCAGAAGGAGATAGAATATTACCTATACGACCTTTTATACCGTAATCTTGTCAATTTTTTGCGTGAGAACATGGGAATAACTCTCAAAAACGCAAAGACAACATCCCTAAAAATAGCGCTAAAAACCAACAAAGTAACCTATGTGGACGGATACTTCGTGGGAAAATTCAACTCCTCAATCTCCAAAGAACTCCTGTCCATAGGGGCAAAATGGAGCACCCGGAAAAAGGGATACAGAATAGAACTCATCAATGTGCCTATGGATGTCCGGGAATCAATCGCAACTGGCGCCTCAAAACTCGCGGCAGACCATGCCCAGATGAGAAAAATCCTAGCAGAAACAGAAGCGACAGCATCACAGTTGACCTTTAAATTTAGTTTTGAGCAGCAAATAGAGCCAGTGTTTAAAAACCTGAACATGCAGTTTGTGAAGACTGCTGCAGGGAACATCACAGTTACCCCAGAAATCACCACGGGAATAAAGGAGACTCTGATCGAGAAGTATAACACCAATATGGATTTATACATCAAGCAATGGCAGGAGGTGGCTATTGTGAGGCTTCGTGACAAGGTTGAGAAGAACGTGTTTGAAGGATTCAGAGCTGACACCCTGGAAAGGATCATAGTCAATGAATTTCAGGTTAGCAGGAAAAAGGCCAAGTTTTTGGCAATGCAGGAGACGTCACTGCTTGTCAGCAAATTCCGAGAAGAGAGATATAAGGGCGCAGGTGTAAACAAATACAAATGGTCAACATCCGGGGACGCAAGAGTAAGGGATTCTCACAAACACCTGAACGGAAAAGTATTCAGCTGGGACAATCCACCGATCACTAATAATCAAGGAGACAGGAACAACCCGGGAGAAGATTGGGGTTGTCGTTGTATCCCCATTCCGATCATAGATTAAAAAAATAAAAAAAAGGTTTTACATGCGCTGGATAATTGATATAATAAAATCATTAAGGGAAAAAAAGTTCACTGGATCAATACAGATTAATTTTTTCAAAGGAAGTATATCTAATGTGATGAAGCACGAGAGCATGAAACCACCGAAGTAAATAACAGGGACACTCTATAAAAACAGAAGCCCATTCAATGAGTAAAATCATTGGATGGGTTTTTTATTTAAGGAGAATAAATGAATGAGAGAATTATTAAGAATAGTAATTGCTGAATTATCCTCTAAACACGGGGCAAGTCTTGATAAACTTACGGAGCAAGTAAGGAAGGGAATTAAGGTTGAACTCGAACATTCCGAAATGACCTCCGTCGACGTTGCAAAATATGACATCGACACTTTAATAAAAAAATTCACAGAGGAAGACCTTGAGGGAAAAGTCGACCACACGCTATTGATGTTTTTGAGAGGCGCGGAGAAGATTGCCCTCGACCATTTGGGAGAGCTTCCTGATTATTACGATCGATTAGAAAAGGTTGAGAAAAAGAACGCCTCCCAGATGCCGAGAGTTTACTACTGCAGGCATATCGAAAAAGGCGTTGTCGGATATGAAGACGAAATGGTTCTCATCAACGATGACGCTCTAAATAAGCTAGATCAGACAATGGCCGGCATACCTGTCCGCGTCCACCATGTCGATGATATAGATGTCCATAATATTCAAGCAGAATCAGACGGATACGTCTCCGAATCGTTTTACTTGGAATGCGACGGGTGGCATTGGGCAAAATTCATTTGCGTAAGTGACGAAGCTCACAAAAGAGTTAGTGAGGGCTGGAGTGTTTCAAATGCATACACTCCAACGGCATGGGGAGGTAATGGGGTATATCACAACATCCCGTATGACCGAGAGATAACAGATGGAAAATACGGTCACCTAGCGATCGTTCCCAATCCTCGATATGAGGGATCAGTTATCATGACCCCAGAAGAGTTTAAAGAATACAAAGAATCTAAAGAGAAAGAACTCAAAGAACTTCAAAACGAAAAAAAGGAGAAAAAAGTTATGTTCAAATTTAAATTTTTAAAGAAGACAGCAGTAGAGAATGAAGTCGATGGATCGACAACAATTCAGTTGAAAAATGATAAAGAGATTTCAATTGATGAAATTCAAAACACCGTTGATGAAATGGAAGTTTTGAAAAAAGAAAATGAAGAATTGAAGCTTGAAAATAAAAAGCTCAAAAAAACCAATTCCGATGAGGAAGTGGAAAAAGAGCGCCTTGCGAATATGTCGGATGAAGAAAAGGCTGAAGAAGAAAAGAAACGGCTGGAAAACATGACGGAGGAGGAAAAGGCAGCCGAAGAAAAGAAGAATCAGGAAGAAAAGAAGAAGGAAGAGGAAGAAAAAGAAAAAGAGAAGAAAAACGCTCTTAATCTGAAGCAGGCAGATATTCAAAATTCCGGAGAAGTCATTGTTGAGACATCTCAGGACAAGCTGGCCCGTGGAGCTTCAAGATACGGAAGCGCATAAGAACTTCCAAATCTGAAAATATTTTAATTTAAAATTAAATTCAAGGAGGAAATACAATGTCACAGAATCCAAACCAAAGATTACAAAACACAGAGCAAGGTCAGGTTGATTTGCTTATCAATCCTGCGATTCTTACTGCCCAGATTGCTTCAGCAGAATCAGAGGATCTAGCTGCTGGATCGCCTGTCAAGCTGTCTGATGTTGCTGGGGCAATACCTCAATTTTTGTTGGCCACGGCTGACGACGACGATATATTTGGTTATATTGTTCGCAACATCAAAGATCAAACTGTCAGTGCTCTAGGGTACTGCGAAATCGCTTTTTCTGGATCTGTCATGTATATGACATCTGGCGCCGCAATCGCTCGTGGTGCTAAGGTCGAATCCGATGTATCAGAAATTGAAGTTATTACACAGAGCGCAAATCCTGCTATCGGTATTGCTCTTGATAAAGCAACCGCCGCTTCTCAGCTGATCAGAGTATTGATCACGGCTCCTGGAAGTTCAATCGCTGGAGCATTCACCACATTAAGTGCAAGTGGAGCAGTTACTTTTGGAGACACGTTAGGAGTAACTGGAATAGCTACTTTAGCTGCCTTGCTTAATGCTGACGGTGGAATTGCTGTAGACACAGACAAGTTTACTGTTTCAGCTGCTGGTGCAGTTGCACTCGCACTTGGTCTAGTAGTAGGCGGAAACACAACTCATACCGGAATTGTAATTGATGACGTTAATGATTATTCTGCCGGCGCTGGTGCATTGCCGATCACAAAGCCTGTTATTGCGTTAACCACTGGTGGAGCTGAAGCTTTAACTCTTGCCGATGGCGTTGAAGGTCAAAGATTGACCATTAAGATGGTTTCAGACGGTGGAGATGGAACGGTTACACCAGCTAACTTGCTTGATGGATCAACGCTAACTTTTGATAATACAGATGTTGCTGAGTTGATTTTCTTAGGTACATCTTGGGCGTTAGTAGGAACACCGACAGCAACTCTTGCGTAAAAAGTGGCTGTATAAGCATTGAAATATTTAACCTTAACCTTAAAAAGGAGTAGATATGAAATTCAAGATTCTAAACTCAAAAGGCGAGCCACTTTTATTGAACGCTCGCGAAAAACAGATTGCTGCGTATAACCAGCAAGTCTGTAACGCGCTGGGATATGATATTGATATCACAACGCTGACTACAATTATCAAGAGAGTTGTCACCCAGAAATTCTTTGAGATCGCACCAGCAGACTATATGCCCGTCAAAGTTGGCGAAGGCGCATGGTCATCTCAGCTATTGACTTACCGCAGCTTTGATGTAGCCGCAGATTTTGAGACCGGTAACATAAACACGGGCGCGTCAAACACGCGATTGGCAGAAGCCGATGCAGCGGTTGACAGTGTGCCTGTTAAGGTAATCAACTGGGCGAAAACAATAGGCTGGACATTGATTGACCTTCAGCAAGCTGCGAAAGCAGGGAACTGGGATCTGATCACGGCTAAGGAAAAGTCTCGAAAAAAGAACTGGGATCTTGGTATTCAAAAGATCGCGTTTTTAGGATCGAGCACCGACACCGGAGTCTTGGGTCTTTTGACTCAGGGCGATGTAGCTAGTAATACTGCAATCATTACTGGATACATCAAGGACTTGTCTGCGGCAAACTTTGATACGTTCTTAGCTGCTTTGTATGGAGCGTACCGAAACAATGTTGTTCAGACAGCAAAACCGACTCATTTCATCATTCCAGAAGTTGATTTTAACGGACTGGCAAGTTTCCCAGATTCAACATATCCGTTAAAAACCAAGCTTCAGATTTTGGAAGAGGCGCTCAAACTGTTAACTCAGAATCCTAACTTCAAAGTTCTTCCTTGCTCATACTGCGACCAGGCGATCAACGCTGGATCACAGGTGGATGCGTCAGGGAAGAACCGTTATGTTTTTCTAAACTATGACGAAGATTCTGTGCGGATTGACATCCCGGTCGACTACACGGCTACATTGGCCAATTCGATCAATACGTTCCAGTTTAATAATGTTGGCTATGGCCAGTATACTGGAGCAAAGGCTTATCGCCCCAAAGAGATGCTTTACTTTGACTGGGCTACGTAAGCAGCACAAGTAAATTCAGAATGTCTCCCCCTTTAAATGGGGGGGGAGCATTCTTTTATTAATGACATTTTGAAGGAGAAATTAACCATGGAAGAACAGATCGTAAAGATTTTCAATAAAGGGAAAAGAATGATCGATGATATTAATCCCGATGACGTCGTTGAGGTTCCTTTGAGCAGAGCAGAAAAGCTTAAGAAGCTATTCAGCGCAGAGATCATCATTGTAGCAGAGGGGCAAGATCCTCACGTAGCTGCAAACAATGATTCTGCTCAGTGTGCTGCGTTAAAAAAAGAAGTTGTGGCACTTAATGAAAAGATTGAAGATTTGCAGAAGTCGGACAACTCGGAAGTTGTTGATAATCTTCAGAAAGAAATAGCGACTCTTCAGAAGGAGATTGAGGATCTCAAGAAAGAAGAAGAAGGAAGGGATGAATCTGAAGAACTTGAAACGCTCAAGGCAGACATCGAGCCTCTTAAAGCCGCACTTTCTGAAAAAGAAGACGAATGCGGAAAACTTGTTAAGGAACTCGACAAGGCAAAAAAAGAGCTCGCAAAGAAGAAATCAGGCAATAAAAAATAATAATTAGGGGAGAAATGTGATGGCCTTTACTGTCCCAACTATTGCTGCTTTTAAGGCATACTTTGCCAGAGATTTTAAATACGCTCCGGAAAATGATGCCAGCAACTTAGCATTTGTGACTGACGCGGACATCAATAAAGCCTATGGCCAGGCCTCCGCTAATTTTAACACAGCATTATTCACTAACGATGACGACGCGGAGATAGCTTATTTATGGCTCTCCGCTTTTTATCTTGTATACGACCTTCAGTCGTCTGCGCAGGGACTAACAAGCCAATCAAACTACCCTATCAGCTCTAAGAGCGTAGGGAGCGTATCGATCGGATTTACGGTACCAGAAAAGTACTCAAGAGATCCTTACCTTTCGATATTTACTGGTAACGGATATGGTTTAAAATATCTTTCTTTATTGCTTCCTCATTTGGTCGGAAATATTGCAGCCATCGGTGGAGCGACGTTATCCTAATGTCAAGGAGAACGATAATAAAGAAAAATATCAAGGGTCTCTTAGATTTTAAGAGTATTCTGGATCATGGCCTTGAAGCAAGAGTGGGGATACTTGGATCAAATGCAATCTCAACCAGGGGAAAAGGCGGTGGATTAACGAACTCAGACATAGGATTCAAGCATGAGGTTGGAGTCAAGAGCGAGAAGATCCCAAAGAGGTCATTTTTAAGAGAGCCTATACAAGAGAAATTTGAGCAAGCAGCAATAAAGAGCAAGAAATCTTTGAAGAAAACATTTGAAAAGATGGACATTAAAAAAGTGTTTGAGAAGATCGGAATAATTGCTGAGGGAGTGGTTCAAGAGGCTTTCGCAACGAGGGGATTCGGGAAATGGGCGCCGAATAGTGAGATGACAATTGCGCTGAAGGGAAGCGACTCGCCTCTTATTGATACGTCCCAGCTAAGAAAATCAATATCAAGCGATGTAAAGGAAAAATGATCTCGAACGCAAAAGATAGCCAGAGCATAGTAAGCGCCAAGGACAATAATAACGTCAGCTCTTTACCATACGTTGCAATCGCACTCCATAATTGGATGCAGCTGATGACTTTCAACCTCATCTGTAAGAGGATGATTGATGGATATACGCAGGAGATCAAAAGCGAAATAACAACTCACGCGGTCAGACAGCCTATGTCTCCCCAGCTGGTTAACATGCAGCCGGCAGGACAAAGGTCATGGAAATGGGAAACGCTTCACGCGCTCCCGGACCTTGTCATGAATATAGACGATCAGGTAACATATCAGGAAGAAACCTTCAGGGTTAAAGGAAAAAAACACTATCCAGAATACGGATATATCGAATATCAACTAGCCCAGGACTATAACTATATGAACGAGGCACCAGAATATGACAGCTGATATAACAACAAAAAGACCGGTCGACATTCTTCGGGAAATCATCGTGGAAGAACTTGAACTCAGTGGCGATCGCGTAATGATTTGGAACAATAAGTCAGAGATCCCAAAGGATGAGTATCTTTTTATATCCCTAGAGCAGGCGGCATCAAAGGCATTCTCGAACATTGTAATCTATGAAAGCCGGGACGACGGATACTACGAGGTGCAAACCCTAGCGACTTTAGAGAATTATAACATCGATATCATGTCCCGAAACCTTGAAGCTCTTCAGAGGAAGGAAGAGGTCATAATGGCAATGAGATCGAACTTTTCACAGAGTAAACAAGTTGCTAACGGGATGATGATCTCGAAAATAGCTAACTTGACAGATATATCCGGAGTCGAAGCGTCTGCCCGGCTGTTCAGATTCCAATGCGTAGTAACGCTTCAGGCATCATATACAAAAGAGAAGGTAATCGAATATTATACAACCTTCCCGACGCTGGTAAAAACAGAAGACGAGGAGGTAGAATTTACACTACCACTAACTTAAAGGGAGAAAAATCATGAGCTTAGAATTAACGAATGTAGTAAATATCTCAGTATTGACGGCGCCTATCGGATTGGGCGAGTATAATGTGAACAATATAGCGCTATTCACACAAGAAACTCCTGTGAATGATCCGGGAGATTATGGCGTTTATGTGTCTCCTGCAGCGGTGGCTACGGACTGGGGATCAGATAGCGAAGCATATCTTCAGGCTGTGGCGTTATTTTCACAGACTCCGAATATTCTAAACGGAGGTGGAAATCTTATCATTGCCAAATCAACAGCTCCTGAATTACTTGAAGAAGCTGTGGCAAGGATTAGCGCCCTGATCTTCTTTGTTGGCATATTGGCTCAGTGGGAAGGGACAGATGCTGCTGCGCAATTAGTTACAGCGACAGCAATTCAAGCGATGGGAGACAAAGTGTGGATTTTCCCACAATACGAGTCGTCAGCTATCTCTGGTGTTTTCACAACGCTTAAAGATGCCAGCCTCGACAAGACTCGATGTATTCTTTACACCGAGGATGGTGACATTGAGGGCGCCAGAGTTATGGGCGCGGCATACGCGGGTGGTGGATTTGCGACCAACTTCGCATCTTCTAATGCTACCAGCACCCGGAATCTGAAGTCTTTGGTTGGCATAACACCGGACTCAGGAATCACCCAAACGATATATACAGCAGCGGAAACAGCAGGAGTTGACCTTTATGTCAGCTATGCAGGAGTCGCATCTGTGGCCTCATTCGGAGCCAATAAGTATTTTGACCAGGTTTATAATTTAATCTGGTTTGTATCACAACTCCAAGTCTTTGGATTTAACGCATTGCGCGAGGTATCAACAAAGGTACCTCAGACAGAGCCTGGCATGACTATTTTGAAGGGAGCATACCGAAAAGTATGCGAACAGGGTCTCGTAAACGCTTTTATGGCTCCAGGGGGATGGAACTCATCGGAATGGTTTGGAAATCAAGAGGACTTCGATCGCAACATCCGACAGAGAGGGTATTACATATATAGCGCACCGGTTGCCGATCAATCTCAGGCAAGCAGAGACGCTCGTGTTGCCCCAACGATTCAAATAGCCATAAAAGAGGCGGGAGCTATTCATAGCTCCATCGTAAATGTCCTTGTTGAAGCTTAAAACAATAGTAACGCTATAAAGGAGAAATATCATGGCTAGAGTCGCCTTATCAGGAAAAGATACAACGAAAATCAACAACAGAATACTGAGTGATCTTGTTGATGGAGATTGTACAGTTTTGACATTTCCGAATGATTTAGTTACAGCAAAAGCTGGCAAGAATGGGAATGTGGTTTATGGGTTTAATTACCCAGGAGAATTAGCTGAGGTTAGTATAAGAATTTTGAAAGGATCGGCAGACGACAAGTTCCTCAATGAGTTGCTTGCTATAATGAAGAACGACCCGCCTTCATTTGTGTTGATGTCCGGAGAGTTCGTGAAAAATATCGGCGACGGAACCGGAGCGATTACAACCGAGATTTACATTATGTCCGGCGGAGTTTTTAAGAAAAATCCAGAAGCAAAAGAAAATGCGGAAGGCGACACTGAGCAGTCAATTTCAGTTTATAATTTCATTTTCGGAAAAGCTCCAAGAACCATCGGCTAAAATTAAGAAGAACAGGACAAGGAAAGGATAGTAATGGACAACCTAAAAAAAACGCTTCCAAGCGGTTCCATTTTAGAGGTCACTCTCGCCTCATTTGAAGAGGGAAACGCATTAATGAAGGCCGTCGTCAAAGAGGTAGAAAGCCTTAAAATTTCGCTAGGAGATTTTAACTTTAAAAACTTTGATATCAATTCAATGATGAGCGACGAAATGATTAATACCGTAAAGAACTACGCAGCGCGTATGGTCAGCTCAGATGAAATCGAGACTTGCCTTTGGAAATGCATCGGTAGGGCAAGATACGATAACCAGCCTATCACAAAGAACTTGTTTGAGAAGCCAGAAAAAAGAGGGGATTATTTGATCATAATGAAGGAGGTTCTGGTTTATAACCTTGTCCCTTTCTTCTCAGGCCTCGGCTCAGTGTTGTCGGCTATAGCGAAGACAGCAACACAAAATATCCAGAAATAAAAGTATCAGGGGTGGATGAATCTCTCCTGATAGCGCTGAGGTTGTCGAAATCTGGATACGGGAAACCAACGGAGATTCTCAAAATGCCCTCCGACATTGTGATCGTGGCACTGGAATACGAGGATTTTGTTAATAAATATGAATCGAAATTCATTGATTTAAACCGGGAGTCTTAAAAAGGAATAAATTATGCGTATAGGCGAGTTTTTTGTAGCCCTTGGAGTCGACGTCGAGAACAAAGACAGCAAGAAGCTGAATGACGTTATTAAAGGAATGGCCAATCTTAACGTCAATGCAGTCGCTTCAGCATTAGGACTTGGAGTCGCATTCCTCGCGCTAAAGAAGATCACGGAGCAGGCCGTGAAGACGGGACATGCTCTTCGAAACTTCTCTATTCAAACCGGAATATCCACAGAAAACCTCCAAAAATGGTCATTCTTCGCAGAGAAAATGGGCGCATCAGCTGCCGACGTCGAATCCTCTGTCAAGGCGATATCCATGGCGACAGCTCAGATAAAACTAGGTCAAGGTAACCTCAAGCCCTTCCAGATGCTAGGAATCGACCCTAATCAGGACCCATTCGAAATCTTGGAGCAAGTGGCCCAGAAGATCAAGAACCTAGATCCGGCAATGACAAGGCTAATTACGCAGCAAATGGGAATATCGGATGGAATGTTGAACATCCTGAAAGCATCAGACGATGTCCGAGCCGACATAGAGAAGCAATTCTTCATGAGAGAAAAGGAGATAGAACAACTAAACGACCTTAGAATGGTATGGGTGCAGCTTCGACAAGCCGTTTTCTTTTTTATGAACATGGTAGGAATCCACTTGGCTCCTGTTTTTAAAAATGTGGGAAAATTTATAGGGGAGCTTACGGTCTATTTAGGAGGCCTCATGAAGAAATTTGAGAACCTAAAGCTAATCATCATAGGGATGGCAATCATTTTTGCACCAATACAAACCGCGATCGCAACCATAATTTTACTTATCGACGACTTATACGTCAGTCTTCATGGGGGAGAATCAGCCTTCAAACCGACATTTGACAAGATGGCCCAGGGGTGGATCAGGATAGAGGGATGGATACAGAAGGCCAACACAGCAATTAAGAAATTCAAAGAGTCCGTAAACTCAATTAAGGATCTACCCTCCAAAGCAATGAAGATAATAGGGTTCAATCCATTTAAGTTTGGAGGTACGGGGGGCGGTAAGAGCGAAACACGAGTAGAGATCAATGTAAATGGAACAGATTACCCAGCCCTTGTAGCAGAGAAGGTCTCTAACGCTCTAAAATCGTTATTCACAATAACATCATATCAGACACCGGGAGACGCATTATAATGGTAGACGTAGTCAAGGCAGCAGAGCTCCTAAAGAGCGCATCCAGGAATTTCATAGTAAGGCCGACCGGCATATCCAAGGTAATAGGATTGTCCGGATTTGTTTTTGATGTGGTTGAGGATGAGGAGGTTTCTTTCGAATCGGATATAACGGACCACTACGTCGAAGACAACAAGGCGATTCAAGACCATGTGGCTCTACGACCAGAACGATTTACAGTAAGAGGATTTGTCGGAGAACTTAGCCAATTATTCCCTAGTCCTCTCCTTGCAATCGTAACGAAGGTTCAGCGATTGGCCGTACTCACAGCATATATACCAACGCTGACGAATCAAGCCACACAAAAAAGCACAAAAGTTGCTAATGAAAATATTCAGAAACTGACACCAATAGAAAACGCTCAGAACCTATATGACATATTCTCAAACAAAAACACAACAGCAACAAAGCAGCAGCAAGCCTTTAATTTCTTTTATTCAATGTATACATCCCGGCAATTTTTTATCGTAGAGACACCTTATAACATATTTGACAACATGGTAATCGAATCGATGAAGATCGTCCAAGGAGGGGAAACGAACCTAATAAGCGACTTCTCGATAACATTCAAAAAAATAAGGGTAGCAGAAACACAATTTCTACCCACTCAGAACGTATTTAACGGTAGATCAGAAGCGATGGCATCAAGCGTCGTGGATAAGGGAAAATCACAAGGACAGCCGGCAGAAACGAGTCTCCTACACAAGATATTCAGCGAGAACTGATATGAAAAAGATTAACGAATTTACATCGGATCCAAAGCAAAATCATGTTTTTACACTCGAAGACGGGACCGTGATAAATATTACTTTTGAATATAGGGAAAACCAAACGGGGTGGTTTATGTCTTTCGCTTATGAAGGGCGAGAATTTAACAATCGGAGGATAGTAACAAGCCCTAATATGATGAGGCAATTCAAAGACCTTCTTCCTTTCGGTTTAGGATGCTCAACATTGGACGACGGGGAGCCTATATTCCAGACAGACTTCTCAAGCAAAAGAGCAACATTTTACCTTCTGAACTCGGACGATGTGCAAACTGTAGAGGACGAAATAATCAATGCCTAAATTTCAGCGAGAATACTCTTTGTCGATCGAGACCGCAGATGGATCACTTGTGACCATCGAAAGCCCTTTGACGTTGGAATTTAACATCGAGAGGAATACATTAGCATCGGCGAATACAGCCAATTTCAGGATCTTAAATCTTGGAGAACTCACGCGTCAGAGGATATACAAGAGCAAATTTGACATATCAATATTCAGATCTATAGAACTCAAAGCCGGTTACGCGGGAGAAGCTCCGGTTATATTTTCTGGTAATGTTTTGGAAGCTTTTTCATATAGAGAAGAGGGATCGGTTAACACTTATACGGACATAAGCTGCTATGATGGAGGATTCGATATTGTAAACTCTTACTCCTCATTTGCCGTAAATGCCGGGAAAAAGAAAAAAGTGATAGAACGGCTCGCTGGGGACTTCCCGCACGTAAGAAAGGGACTATTCAGTGAGTTTGAGGGGGAAAGCTTGAGGGGTCGGTCAATCATGGGAAACACGTTCAAATTGCTCACTGGCGAGACCTTAGATGGATCGTATATAGATAATGGTGTCGTAAACGGATTGCTCGATAACGACTGCCTCCTTGGAGATATTCTGAGCATAGAATCCAGCACAGGATTGCTTGGAAGTCCAAAGAGAGCTGACACCCTATTGATCGTAGAGATTTTATTTGAGCCAAAACTGAAGGTTGGCCAAAGGGTAGAACTCAACAGCCAGACAGAGCGGAATTTTAACGGAATTTACAAGGTATCCGGCATACACCACTCCGGGACCATAAGCGGAGCCGTAGGGGGCAAGTGTAAGACAATAGCGAGCCTTTGGTACGGCACAGACGTATTGAGGATACTTGGATGAGCGAAAAAGTAACAAAAGGCGTAATAACCCCGGATTTATCATCCTTGATCGATTTAAGGATCAAGAATGGGATGTCGATTCTGAATTGTACTCTCATAGGGACAGTGCAGGCCTTTGACGCAGTAACTCAGACTGCCACGATATCGGTAAATTACAAAAGAAAAGTTGGTGAACTTTTTGTCGAATATCCCCTTCTTTTGGATTGCCCGGTCGTTATTCTAAGCGGAGGAGGAGGATATCTGACATTTCCTGTAGCAACCGGGGATACATGTATTGTACTTTTTTGTGATCGCGACATCGATGCTTGGTTTGATTCAGGCCAGATCCTAGCCCCGAACAGCGATAGGATACACGACCTAAGCGACGGAATAGCCTTAGTGGGCATAAGATCTAAGCTAAACTTGATTGAGACTTATAACGAGGTCAGAGCGTCCCTAATAGACGCATCAGGAGAGCGCCTGTCCCAAGCAGGGGACACGAAAACGTCCTTTAGAACAGCTAACCACTCCGGGTGGCTGATAATGGATGGTAGCACCGTAGGGAACGCAGATTCAGGCGCCGATTATGCTGGCTCTGAATATGAAGAATTGTTTGATATTTTAAAAGCAGCAGAACCAAACGCAGGAACAGAGGTTTTTGGGGATGATGATACGGTTATCATTACAGACATGCGCGGACGCGGTGCGGTAGGAGCTGATAACATGGGAGGAAACCAAGCTAATGTGTTATCATCTGCAAATCAGCCCAACAGGAACACGCTGGGTGGAGAAATAGGGGAAGAGAAACATCAGCTGACAATAGCGGAATTAGCTAGTCATTTTCATACTTGGTTAGATCGTGTAGTCGGAACTATTTTATCAGGTATGGATACTGCTGGTCTTTATTCTGCTTCTACTACAAATACAAGCTCAACGGGTGGAGATGAAGCTCATAATAATATACCACCAGGCGTAATAATGTACTGGTTTATTAAGATATAAGGACTAAAAAATGACAATAGTACGATCTTTGGATAATAATCATGATTGGAACTTTGGAAGCGGAAAACAATCTTATCTCGTCGACAATAACGCAATAGCCCAGAACGTACAGACGAGACTGTATTCTTTTCTTAATGATTGTTTTTTCGATATGGACGCAGGAATTGATTGGTTGCGACTTCTTGGAACGAAAAATACAGAGAATGAAATCGTGTTATCTTGCAAGGCCGTAATACTTGAAACGGACGAGGTTGTCCGAGTCAATAGCTTATCGGCCTCAGTAAACTCAAGCCGAAACATAACGATTGAGTATAATATTGATACAAATTACAGTCGAAGTTTTCAACAATTATTAGAAATAACGGGGTGATAAAATGGCAAACGAAATAGACGAGAGTGGCATAAACATCGAGACACTTGCAGAGACGATCGATGCAATTATAAACGGGACGGTTGATGTCCCAGGACTTAAGGATATATACGGCGATGATATCAGTGTGGATTCAGACACTCCGGATGGACAGCTTGTCAATATTTACGCTCTGGCAAAACAAGACATCCTGAATCTTATTGTCCAAAGCTATAACTCCAAAGATCCTGACCAGGCGGTCGGCGTAGCCCTTGATGCTGTATGCGAACTATGCGGAATATTTAGGAGAGAGGGAACAAGGACTCTTGTTTCTGTAACGGTAGTCACGGACAGGAGCCTTACTCTTGACGGACTTGATACGTCCGATACTCCCTACACTGTCTCTGATGCAACCGGTAATGAGTTCGAGCTGATAGCAACAAGCAACCTAACAGCCGGGGATAACATCCTAGCATTTCAGGCCAAAGAAATCGGATCGATAGAAGTTCTCGCAAACATAATAACCGTAGCTGTGACAATCGTACTCGGTGTTCTTTCTCTTAATAACCCTGCAGCTGCAACCACAGTAGGTATTGATGAAGAGACAGACGCAGAGTTAAGAATACGAAGACAGGCAAGTATAGCAGTCCCTTCGCAGGGATATTTGCAAAACCTTCTTGCCGGCATTTTGACCGTTGTTGGAGTAACATCGGTACAAGTTATTGAAAACGACACATCAACAGGAGAAACAGCTAGACACACAATGACGGCTGTCGGAACTGCTCAACTTGATACTGCTCAAAAGGTTTTTGGAACCGCTTCCTTATTGCTTGATGGTAATAGTGATTCTGTAACTACTCCTGATTCTGATGACTGGCATTTTGGAACAGAAGATTTTACCATTGACAGAAGAGTTCGATTCGCAAGTTTAACAGGAATACAAATCATTGCAGGGCAATACGTTGACGGTACCCATTACTGGTTCGTCCAAAAAGACGCAGCGCACAAGCTCCACCTAAAGTTCGTTGACGGAACAGCCAAAGGTGATTATATCATGACATCTGCTTGGGCAGGCGTTGCAATTGATACATGGTATCATGTGGAATTTGCTAGAAGTGGAGCAGAAGCTTTTATTTTTATTGATGGTATTTCCCAAACTTTAACAGAAACAACAGCCTTCAGCACAAACGACGTCGGAAACTTGGCGGCAATTCTCACCATTGGAGCACAGAATAGCACAGGGTATTTTAATGGATGGATGGACGAAGGAAGGATAGTTAAGGGCATAGCCATGCATAATTCAGATTTCACACCGCCGACTCTTCCTTATAGCGGTTCAGGAAAAACAAGACTCCTTCTGCATTATGATGGAATTGATACATCAACAACAATACTAGATACCTCCGACGGACAACCTGCACATTCAATCTGGGTTATTGTTCAGGGAGGGACAGACGCAGAAGTTGCGGAAGTTATATATAATTACAGAAACGCAGGGTGCGGAATGAAAGGGGACACGGCGGTAAATATTACGCAAGCTGATAGTTCAATTTTTGAGATTCGATTCGACAGGCCAGTAGCCCAAGACTTATATATTGATATGGTTTTAGAGGCAAAAAATGCTGGAACAATTGATACAGATTATGTTAAAGAACAAATTGTCGCAAGATATATTTTAGGAGTCAATGAGGTCGCGGACTCTTCAGCTGTTTGTGCAATAATTGCGGATATTGATGAAAATTTAGTTGCCTCTGAAATAACTGTATCTGATGATGGGGCTGTAGATGTGGCATTATTAGAAACAAGCGCAGAAGATAAATATTTTTCAAATGATACGTCAAGGATAACGATAACATGATAGATCCGGAAATCTTAAAATATTACGCCGATCTCTTAATCGTTCAATATAATAACCTAGCCAAAGCCAGGGGGAACGTCGAGCTTATGGTCAATCAGGCCACATGTGACGGATTAGCCCAAGATGAAAATTTATCTTTTACTTTGGCAGATGCAATCGGAGCACAGCTTGACATATTAGGTAGGATCGTAGGAGTACCCAGAAACGTCCAGGGTCTTATCATTGGAAGGACTTATTATAATTTTACGACCTATTTGTCCCCAGCGAGCAACGGGTTCGCGTCTTATGCCGATGCCGTTTATCCTTCTGATATTTTATGGCTGAGATATTCTGATATTACAAACGCTTCGTATACACTTTTAGATTCAGAGATGAGAACTTTAATTGCTTTAAAGATAGCATTAAATACAAGAAATTCAAGCACAAAAGATATAAATGATATATTATGGGAATTTTTTGGATCAGACGTCGAGTTTATTGATAACCAAGACATGACAATCACGTACAACATATCGACAGACATCCAGCAAGTAATGGAGATCGCTGTATTTTTAGAATTTTTACCAAAACCAATGGGAGTTTCAAAAACTGTAAATTATGTCTAAGGAGATAAAAAATGTCTAAACTGACAAGAGTTTTGCAAAAACAATTTGGGATAAATGGGGTATCAACAGATTTCGGAAAATTCGGATCATTAGCTGCAGGCTCTGCTGCAACAACAAAGGATCCTGCTCTTATTCAGTCTTTGGCTGAATTTGAATTAGGATGGGATGATGGTGTTATTGCAACAAATAGGCCGGCAATGGAGGATCGCAACGGCCTAGATTTACTAATGTTTAGACAGCTTGCTTACATCTTCCAAGAGGGCTTATGCGAGTATGATTCCTCGACGGAATACCATCAATTCTCAGTAGTTAAGAAAACAGGGACATATGAGCTATACGGATCAATAATAAACACAAACACAGGTAACGCTTTGCCTTCTCAGGTGGATGACGCAAACTGGAAATATCTCGGAACGTTAGAGAATCTAGTACAATCAAGATATATGGTAGGCCAAGAGGTTTCTCTTGATTACGAACCGAGTGCCGGGGATTTGACAGACAACAGGATACTCCACTCAGATGGGTCGGCCATATCCAGGACAACATATGCGGATCTATTCGCCAAAGTTGGTGTTATCCATGGTCAAGGAGACGGGGCGACAACTTTTAACCTCCCTGACAAAAGAGGACAAGTCTCTCGCGGCTGGGACGACGGCGCAGGAGTTGATCCGGATGCTGGAAGTCGAACTGCTGATGCCACGGGGGGTGTGACGGGAGATGAAGTTGGATCCGTTCAAAATGATGAACTTAAGAACCATGATCATCCAGTAGTGTTTCCTTCTACCGGAAGTACAGGATTAGGTACTTTTGAAGAAGGTGCAACCGCTCCAAATTATGAAATGCCCTCTGGAAATTCTGGTACATATTCAGGAGATACAGGAGAATCAGGCGGAAATGAAACAAGACCGAAAAACAAATATGTTTGGATCGGGATAGCTTATTAAGGAAAGGTTTAATTATGGATCGATGTACTTATGATATTTGTATTAAGCAAGGTGCTAATTTTTATCAGCAATTTTATATTGTTGATGAAGTGGATGGTGTGGAAGTTCCAACAGATTTAACGGATTATACTGTTGAAATGCAAATAAGAAGAACGGTAGAAAACTCAACGATCTTTGCAACTTATTCCACTGCTAATGGATTGATAACTCTCGATGAGTCTAATGGAATTATTACGATTAATGTTCCAGCTGCAACAACCGCAGCATATCAATATGATTTCGAGGGAGTTTATGATATAGAAATTACTGCTCCTATTACTGGGTTTGTGGAAAGGGTTCTTCAAGGTAAGTTGATCGTTGACGGAGAGGTAACGCGATGAGTATAAAAATTATTAAATCGTGTAATAGGCCTGTTAAAATTGTTAGGACAACAGGCATTATTAAAATTGTATCAACGAAACAAACATCGGCTATTTTTGTTCCTTTTTCGTTCACTGCAACTGATGGACAAACAGTATTTCCTTTGCCCTCTGCTGCAAAATCAGGAGGGCTTTTTATGGTATCAATTAACGGCGCGCCTCAAGACCAAGAGGGTGGAGATTACACCGTATCAGGTGTTACTCTAACTTTCGATGAAGGACTTGATACAAACGACAAGGTATATGGAGCTTATGAACAAGCATAAAATAATTCAATTCACATTAATATTTTTATTAATCCCCGTTATTTGTTTTGCTCGGACTAAAACTCCCTCAAAAGATGTAACTGTATCGGATGCAGGAGGATATTTTTCATCCACTGACGTTGAAGGTGTTCTCCAAGAAATAGGAGCAGGCGCAGGAACAGGCCAATCAAATACAGCTTCGAATACCGGATCAGTTGGAGTTGGTCTTTCTAAACAAAAGACGGGTGTTGACCTTGAGTTCTATAAAATATTTTCTGAAAACAATATATTGACAGCAATTTTATCGGGTACAGATTATTTTTCATTGACAGTTAATGAAGGAAATATTAGCCATGATGCAATAGCCGATGTCTCCGCAGAAGATCATCAAGATTTAGTAACGGTAGACGTAAACGCAGACACTCTTCTTAGTCTTACAAATCAAGAGCTAGGATTAGACACTCAATTAGCAAATAAAGTCTTTGCCGGCCCCGCAGCAGGAGGAGCAGCAATCCCATCCTTTCGGGATATTGTAGATAATGACATCCCTGATACAATAACAGTCTCAAATTATGTGAGAAAAAGTATGTGGACAGATCATGATAATTATCCTGATGCGTGTTCTGCCGGACAAGCAGTGACAGGACTAGGTGATACTTTAGCTTGTGCTACGTTCTGGGACGCATTAACGGATATGACCTTGGCAGATGGGTCTATCTATATAGGTGACGTGAGTAATAATCCTGTGGCTCAAGTAATGACAGGAGATATTACAATAACCAATGGGGGTGTCACATCAATAGGTGTAGATAAAATAAAGGATACTATGCCCGATTGGGGCACAGGAGCAGGGCAGATAGATTCTGATGATATACCAGACCATAATAGCCATTCCGTTAGGGATACTTTTGTACACATAATTAATAGAGGAAAGGCCGAAGCCATAACAATAACTTTAACGGGTGGCTTAGGTATTAGTTGGACAACCGGAGAAATTTACGATGAAACAACAAATTCTTTTATAGCAACAGAAGCAGGGAGTGGGAATTTAACAAATACAGCAGAAAATTATTTAAAATGGGTGTCGGGTACAACATTAACTATATCCACAACATCAACTAGTGGGGATGAGATTCTTATTTCTCCATTTTCAGTTTATGATGGAAATATAAACGGGTATAGAGAAACAACTCTAATGGATGCAACGCAAGCCAATACTCGTCGGGGATTAAGAGCAATATACCCTACTTTTATTGATAGTGGAATGAGCGTACATGAGGATACAGATGTTACAAATGCTTTAGATGTAACAATGGATGCAGGCGTATTTTGGAAAGATGCGATTGAGAAAAAAACACCCGTCGAAATTAAGTCACGGACAACTGCTATGGTAAGGAATTTTCATACAGCTAGTGTTTGGGATAGTGATACAAACGCACAGATTGAAACAACCAATTACGACAATGGGACGGGTTTAACAGCAATACCAGCTAATAAATATGTCAAAGCTAAGTTCATTTTTATGAATGGTAAAATTGGATTTGTTTATCCTCGTGCTTATTTTAATAATGTTGCAGATGCTCTTGACGCAGCGTTACCAGCAAGTCCACTCGGATTAGCTTCCGTGCCAGTTTTAACAGGAGTTGTTTACAAGCAAGGAGCTGCCAATTTTACAGCAGCAGTTTGGACTGATGAAAGGGTAGGTATAGCAGAGGGTACAGGCGGATTAGTAACTGACCATGACCAGTTAGGAAGTCTTGCATGGACAATTTCAAAACATACAAGTACAGCGTTAGCGATTGCAGGATTTGATGGCGCAGGAGCAGCGTCAGAATATACGACGACAGGTTCAGGGACAGTTTTAGCTTTGGCGACTTCTCCGACTTTGGTGACTCCGGCATTAGGCACTCCGGCATCAGGTGTAATGACTAATGTTACGGGTACAGCATCGGGGTTGACGGCAGGAGCGGTAACAAACGCAACGCTTACAACAGCCCTTACAGTAAATACAGGGACGCTTGAACTTAAAGGTAACGCAGCAAATAACTCTGTTCTGACGGTTGGAGCAGGGGCGGTGTCAGTTTCAGGGGCTAATACGGGGGATAACACAGTAGCCACTTCAGGAGATGCGGCCGTTGACTTTTTTGGAGCAGGTGTAAGTGCGGTAACAGATGCTACGGCTTGCACAGAGATAGAAGGGAATTTACTTACTATTGATACAGCAGTACTTAAAGTAAGCGGAACAAAAGCTAACTTAGAAACTGCTATAAGTGATGTAGCAGATTTTGCAGAGGCAGACGGTGATGCGTATACGGGGGTGCATAATTTTAGCGGAGCAACATCTTTAGAAATACCGCAAAACAAAACAGCTTCAACGAGTGGACATATAACTACAGATGACACGAGTGGACAGTTTAGATATGGGGCTAATGATGTTCAGAGGGTTTTAAGTCCTTTATATTCACCTTCTGCCATATTAGAAAATGTTGCAGCAGCAGATGATGGTGTGCCTTTAGGAAGTAAAAAGTATGCTAGGACGATAACACAAGTGGGGTGTAGGTGTATTGGTACTTGCACAACAAAAGCAGAGTTTTCATTTTCTGATTCAGCCGCCAATGCTTTTACGTTAGCAGCAACTCCTACTTGTGCGACAACGGGAGCAATAACTTATCAAAATGTAACAAATGGTGGAGCTTTAGTAGCAGGAGAGGGGATGTTATTTAATGTTACCAATGCAGTAAGTCCAGAAACTGATTGGTACGAAATTGTGTGGACGGAAACAATAACCGCAGATTAAAGGAGCAGACATGAAAAGATTAGGATTAGTATTAGCAATTATGATGATTACAGGAGTGGCGCAGGCTAAAATTATTGGTGAAGTAATTGGTCAAGAGTTAACAGAAGATAAATTTATTAAAATAAGTACAAAATTTATTGATGACAAAGATACTACTGATAAAACAGACGATGAACAAGTGGGAACAATAGATTATAGACTTTGGAATCCTTTAAGATTTGAAAATAAAACATCAAAAGAAATAATTGATATAGTTAAGAACGACTTGGAAAAAAAGATAAAAGGAAATACTATTTATCAATATATGAAAAATAAAGGAGGTAACCCTTTAACTTTATTAAGAAAAGAAAAAGCACAAAATATTTTTGAGGGTTTATCTAAAATTAGTATTAAACTTGAACAAATTAATTTAAAAACCAAGATGGATATAGACGGAGACGGTTATTGTGAAGAAGAATGGACTATTAAACCTAACGGTACTGAGTCTAGGGTTTCTATTACTCCTGGTTCCTGCGACTAATTCAGCAATAGTAGAAGACGCTCACGGTACTGCAAATGCTTCAACAGCTTCTGTTACAGTTGCAGATAATAGTAATAGAATTTTAGTTGCTACGTGGGCAGCAGGTAACTGGAATGATTCAAATGCTTGTACTTATAATAGTGTAAGTATGACTATTGATGCAGAACAGCAATCTAGCTATGACGATTTTGGGGTTTCTTCTCTGGTTGCACCTGATACTGGTACGCATACTTTAGCCTGTGGGGATACTAGTGAAGAAAATGGAATAACTTGGGTAGTAGTTTATAATGCTGAACAGTCAAACGCAGAAGGAATTAATACTTGTTATATATCTGCAGGAGGTTCTTTTACTTGTACTCCTGTGACTGTTTCGAGTGGCAGTATGCTAGTTGGAGGATATAAACATGACAGAGATTCAGGGGCGAGTGTTGCAGCTGGCGCAGGTCTAACTATTTTATCGTCAGGAGAGGCTACTTCACATAGTGCTTATGGGATAGGGGCAACTGTTTTTTCAATGAGTGGAATTTCTAGTAATGGTCCGAAGAGACAAGCTGCTGCTTCCTATAAAGAAGCAGGAGCACCACCAGCAGGCCGAACCCGAAGGATGTTTGTATCACAATGATAATCACCTGCCCTTCATGCGGAGTACAAGGCGAATACGAAGAGGGACATAGTTGCTGGATTTGCAGAGCGTGCGGAAAATTAATAATCGAAACTAACAAAGGAAAATGACCATGGCGAGTAAAGGTTCATTATGCTAAAAATATGTAAATATTGTAATAAAGAATTTAATGTCGCTCCTTGTAAAATAAAAGTTGGTAAAGGTAAATATTGTTCAATGAAATGTCGTAGCTTAGACAATAGTGTAGAAATTATTTGTAAAAAATGCGGAAAAGCTTTTCGTGTTTCAAGGACAAGATATAAAAACGGAAGAGGGGCTTTTTGTTCAAAACAATGTCAATATACATGGCTTTCTAAACAAAAAAATGTACTTTGTGATTATTGTGGTAAAAGTTTTATGGCTAAAATGAGTGAATTAAAAAGAAATAAAAATCATTATTGTTCACGAGAATGTTGTAAAAAAACATTGAAAGGAAAATGTGTTGGTGAAAAAGCCTCGGGTTGGAAAGGCGGAAAACAAAGAGAAAGACATAACGGAAATTATAAATATTCTGATTGGAGATTAAAAATATATGAAAGGGACAATTTTACTTGTCAATCTTGTGGCCAAAAAGGTGGAAAATTAAATGCTCATCACCAGTTTATGTGGTCAGAATATCCTTCATTAAGATATGAATTATGGAATGGCATAACTTTGTGTGAAGAATGTCATAAACAAGAACATAAAAAAATAAGAAAGGATACAAAATGTCTAATGTAAAAGGTAGTTGTAGAAAAGGTGCTGTCCCGAGAGTAGGAAGTAAAGGAGATGCTAAACCATCAAGAGGAGGAAGAGGTAGGAGAAACTGAAATTTAAGTGTCTTGTGTGTAAAAAAATAGTAG